GAATTGATGGCACAAAATAAAATTGGTGAAGGTGGACGAAACAATGCTCTGTTTCATTATGGTGTATATGCAAAACAAAAATGGCCAGACAATTGGAAATCAAAAGTAATTGTATTTAATGAAACTTCAATGCAAAATCCGTTATCGGATACAGAAGTAGATATAGTTATAAAACAACATGATAAAAAAGATTGGGGCTATAAGTGTAATGATCAACCAATGTGTAGTCTATGTGATAAAAAATTATGTAAGTCTAGAAAGTTTGGTATAGGTCAAGAGATTGTATTTCCAAATCTAACAGATCTTCAGGTAGTTAATTTAGAAGAGCCATACTATTACATGAATGTAGATGGCGATAGATTGTATTTAGATTCAGCAAAACATTTGACCAATCAAGCTTTGTTTCAAGAAGAATGTGTGAAGCAATTGAGATTAAATCCACCAACTTTAAAAACAAATGATTGGAAAAAACTTACAAACATGTTGTTAAAGAACTCAGAAATCACAGAGCCTGCAGAAGGAACAGGCACCAAAGATATATTGAAAAATTATTTAGAAGATTATTGTGTAAACAAAATACAGAAAGATGACTTTGAAGATTTAAAAAACGGTGGAACATGTACAAGAGAAGGTTATCACCATTTTGTATTTGATAACTTTTTTCATAACTACTTATCTAGAAAACATTGGAAAGTTCCGTATCAAAGAACATCACAGATGTTAAAAGATAACTTAGATTGTTCTACAAAACGTGTAGGTAAACATAAACTATCGGTGTTTGTTGTAGCAAGATTTGATAAAAAAGAAGAAACATATAAACCAAAGACATTCAAAAAGGATAATTACTAATGAGAACTATAATATATGGACCACCAGGTACCGGTAAAACATACACATTATTAGAACACATAGAAAAATTTTTAAGTAATACAGATCCAGATAAAATAGGTTACTTTACATTTAGTAAAAACGCAGCTGAAGAAGGTAAACAACGAGCGGCAGAAAAATTTAATTTAGATTTTAAAGATTTGCCTTACTTTCAAACTCTACACTCTTTTTGTTTCAATCAACTTGGTTTGAGTAAAGATCAAGTTATGAAAGAAAAACATTACAAAGATCTAGGTGAGAAAGTTGGTGTTGAATTAGAAGGAGTAAGACAAGATGATGATTATGAAGGTGTGTTTCACTCTAAAAATCCATACATACAATTAATAGGTGTGGCAAGATCGAAAGAAATTGATCCAATAAAATATTATCATCAAACAAATAATTTTAAAATATCACTCGATAAACTTAAAATAATTACAGATGAATTAAAAAACTATAAAGAGCAACACGGTCTTATAGATTTTTCTGATATGATAGAAAAATTTTTAGAGAAAGGTACACCACCAAAACTACGTGTGATGTTTGTTGATGAAGCTCAAGATCTAAGTTTGATACAATGGAAGTTGGTTCGTAAGATAGAAGAATCATCGAACGATTCTTTTATAGCAGGTGATGATGACCAGGGTATCTATAAATGGAATGGTGCACACGTAAATACATTTATAAATTTAGAAGGTACAAGAAAAATTTTAGAACAATCACAAAGAGTTCCAAAAAAACCTTTCATGTTAGCTGATAGAATAATTAGCAAAGTAAGAAACAGAGTTACTAAAAAATATTTACCAAAAGAATTTGAGGGAGATGTACAACACAAACAAGATCTATCTTCTATAGATTTTAGTGAGGGTAAATGGTTGGTTCTTGCTACAGCAAATTATTTATTAAAAGACATAGGAGAAATTTTAGATGAAAAAGATTTGTATTGGCAAAGAAGAAACATAACACCAAGAGTAAAACATATCTACGAAGTAATAGAAAAATGGAATCAACTACGTACAGGTGTTCCTATGCATTTTAATGATATTAAAAAGATAAAAGCAAGGATGAATAAAAACTGGGATAAAAAATTATCTAAGGATATGCCTAAAGATCAGTTCTATGACATAGATACTTTGAAAGAAAAGTTTGGATTACAAACCGAAGGTGAATGGTATGAAGCTTTAGATGAATTAGGTGATGAAGATATAAATAAAATATTAAAACTTATAAGGTCTGGAGAAGATTTAACAAAAAATCCTAGAATTAAAATATCTACAATACATGGCGTTAAAGGTAATGAAAGAGAAAATGTAGTTGTAACCACAGATTTATCTGCATCACATTTTTATCAATATAAAAACATAGATCCAGATGAAATGCACAGATTGTTTTATGTTGCATGCACAAGAACAGAGAACAATCTTTTTATTATTGAACCACAAACAAGGAAATACTATGACATCTAAAGATATATTTGATGAAGCCTTTCCACAAGATAAGCAGATTGGCGGGAATCACTACAAGAACTTTTACATTCAACCCTATGAATTCATTTCTAAAAACGACTTGAGTTTTTTCCAGGGCAACGTTATAAAGTATGTGTGTCGTTATAAGAATAAAAACGGTATACAAGATTTAGAGAAGATAATTCATTACTGTGAATTAGAAATTAAGAAGTTGAAAGATACTAAAAAATGAAACCAATATACAAACCACAAACGGAATGGCTTCCGCCTGAATCATTTCCTGACTTATCAAAGTATGATGAGATCGCAATTGACTTAGAGACTAAGGACCCCGAATTAAAAAAGTTAGGTTCCGGTTCTGTTACAGGTAAAGGACACATTGTAGGTATAGCTGTAGCAGTTGAAGATTGGTCTGGATATTATCCTATCAGACACGAAGGTGGTGGTAATATGGAGATTGGAAAGGTTCTAAACTGGTTTGAAGATGTACTAAAAACACCTGCAATTAAGATATTTCACAATGCAATGTACGATGTATGTTTTATACGTTCAGAAAACCTAAAAATAGAGGGTAGAATAGTAGATACCATGATTGCTGGCTCTCTCGTGGACGAGAATCGCTTTCGATATGATTTAGGTAGTCTGCGTCGTGATTACGTCGGAATCGGCAAAAATGAGGCTGTATTGAACGAAACTGCAGCTACTTGGGGCATAGATCCTAAGTCTGAGATGTATAAACTACCTGCAATGTATGTGGGTGAGTATGCAGAGCAAGATGCTGTACTAACCTTAAAATTATGGCAGGAGATGAAAAAAGAAATCCTGTCTCAAGACATAGAAGATATATTTAATTTAGAGACTGAACTATTTCCTTGCCTCGTTGATATGAGATTTTTAGGAGTAAGAGTAGATATTGAAGCAGCTCATAAATTAAAAGAAGAATTAGTATTAGAAGAAAAGAAATGCCTAGAAAAAGTGTACCAAGAAACAGGAGTAGACGTTCAGATATGGGCTGCAAAATCAATTGAAAAAGTTTTCCAAAACTTAAAACTACCTTACGAAAAAACTTTAAAGACACAAGCACCTTCTTTTACAAAAAATTTTTTATCTAATCACTCAAACGAATTAGTTAAACAAATCGCACGTGCTAGAGAAATAAATAAAGCACATACAACTTTCATTGATACCATATTGAAACACGAACACAATGGTAGAATCCATGCAGACATAAATCAAATTAGATCCGATCAAGGTGGTACAGTAACTGGCAGGTTCAGTTATTCTAATCCAAACTTACAGCAAATACCCGCAAGAAACAAAGACCTTGGACCACGGATCAGAAGTTTATTTATACCTGAAGAAGGTTGTAAGTGGGGATGTTTTGATTACTCACAACAAGAACCACGTTTAGTTACACACTATGCAAGCTTAGATGGTTTGTATAAAGTAAACGAAGTATTAGATGCATACAACGATGGTGAAGCTGACTTTCACCAGATTGTTGCTGAGATGGCTAACATATCAAGAACACAGGCCAAAACAATTAATCTAGGTTTGTTTTATGGTATGGGTAAAAATAAACTACAAGCTGAACTGGGTATATCTAAAGATGAAGCTGAAGTTTTATTTAGAACGTATCATGACAAGGTACCCTTTGTAAAAATGTTAATGGAAAGTGTATCTCGAAGAGCACAAGATCGTGGTAAGGTTAGAACGTTACTTGGTAGATTGTGTCGTTTCCCATTGTGGGAGCCTAATCAATTCGGTATTCATAAGCCCTTGCCGCATGCAGAAGCGCTCGCGGAACACGGACCAGGGATCAGAAGAGCCTTTACATACAAAGCTTTGAATAAACTGATACAAGGATCTGCAGCTGACATGACAAAGAAAGCTATGGTAGAATTATACAAAGAGGGTATTACACCACACATTCAAGTACATGATGAATTAGATATATCAGTAAATAATAATGCGGAAAAAATTAAAGAGATCATGGAACATGCAGTAGAACTTGAAGTACCGAATAAAGTAGACTATGAATCTGGATCAAATTGGGGTAATATAAAATGATCTATGGCTTACTTAAATGCGAACTTACCACCAATATATTGTAAAATAAGGAAGGAGTATCTTTATGACTTGGATGAAAAATATAAAACGGAATATCTCGACTGCGTTATCTTTGGTCTTACGAGTATATCAGGACGTGCGCTCTTATTTAATATCATGCTACCCAATGGTGCGTGCTTTTGGCGTTTGCCTATCTCAGCGTTTTTCCAAAAACAATATGATAGAGCCGATGTGCCGGATATGCAGACGCACGAATTGGAACTGTGGAACAGTTTTAGCTACTGGCCTAGCGTTACTTGCTTTGATTGGTTGGCTGGCCTAAAAGGTAAGTTTTTAGGACTTGATAAAAAATTTTATCATGGTAAGTATTTATTTACGATTGATTGGGCACACCCAGAGACTAACATCCTGGACACTGAACATTCTGAGATACCTCAAGAACATAAGTGCGCACATATATTGGAGCTTGATAACGGTAATTTTGCAGCTCAGCCTAATAATCGCCTTTTGTGGCATGTTAATTCATACACTACTGATAACAGCTGGCCTGACTATAAAGTCCAGACTACTTATTGGGATGCGGAAGATAACAATATGGTTACAGAAGATAGCGATAAAATGTTTTACGAGATGGAAAAGGTAAAAGATTAATATGGAGATTGTTACTATGGATTACAGATTCACAGCAATATTAATTATATTAATGTGCTTGTTAGCAATATTTGGAGGACCAATACAATGAATTTATTAAGAGATTTAAAAAAAGAATATACTGAAAAGAAAAAACAAGAGTCTGCTGTTGCGCAATTAAGAAAAAGAAGTAAAGAATCTATTGCAAGACCAAGAGCAGAAAAAAATATTCTTGCTAAAAATAAAGATCTACAGGGCATATAGTTATGAAAAAATGTAAACAATGTGAAAAAGAATTCCAACCAAAAGATGAATTGGATTTGTTCTGTAGTCAAGATTGCAAAGAAGAGGCACTAGCAGAATTAGATTCTGATTCTGATGAGTGTCTTTCATGTCAATAAAAATCAACGAGAACACCAGTATCGGTCTACCGTTAAGGAACTTAATTGGTCTGATCGCAGCCATAATTGTCGGAGCATGGTTTGCCTTCGGAGTGATTGAAAGACTCAATAGATTAGAAA